CGGGGGCCCCTAGCCGTAAGGCTGGTGGTCCTTGGATGGGTCCGAGTAGGAGGCAAACCTGCGAGGTCTACCACCTGAGTGTCCCCAATCTGTAGGCAAGTAACTACGCGCAACACGGTTTAAATCGCCGTGCCTAGCGTATGAATTGTTTGTAGAGTAAGGCCTCCTGTGTACTTCCCTCGCTTAAGAAGCGAGGTAGTGTGATGGGTACGAAAGTCGAGAAGTCGACCGTGATGGTCTCGTCCTCAAGGACGAATCATAACGATGTGACCACGTGGACTCGAGCCATCGTTCCTTTGGAACGTGTGGCCACGGGTGTCGGGGTACCGAACTATCGATATAAGATCCGTCATGCGTTGGGCGCCGTGAGTAACTTCTCAGCGTCTTACGAGCGGTACGAGCTTAGGGCACCTTGCGAGCTCGGGGGCGGATGGTTTTCATCCGATAATCACATTCCCTCGAATTGGCAAGAGGACGTGCTCCGTGGATATCCATCCACGGGTGCGGCCTGGTCTAACAGCTCGATGACCGGCTACGAAAGCGCCAATCAGCAGGCGCTTCAACAGATTTGGTCTCGCGCCATAGCGGCACGTAGGTCTATGCAGACCGGTACGCTACTTGGCGAGATCAGACAAACTGTTGGAATGGTGCGAAGTAGAAGCAAATCGATGATGTCTCTCTTTACCCGATGGAATGACGACTTGCGAAGAAGCAAGCGCTACACCAGGAGGAAAGAGGACGCTCGTAAGAAAGCTTCCGACGCATGGTTAGAGTTTGCGTTCGGTTGGGCTCCGCTCGCTGGTGACATTCGTACCGGCCTTGACATCTTTGCCAACCCTCGTCGTGAGGGTCGCAGGATTAAGGGTAACGGTACAAGCGTCAGCGACATGCAGCAAACCGAAGGCGGCTTTAACTCTGTAGGTCCCGTGCTCGCACGACCTGTCAACAAGGCCTATGGCGTAGTTGACGTGCAGTATGGTGGATATGTCGCGGCCGAGGTGCCAGGTATCGGTGGCAAGTTGGATCGTCTGGGTTTGCTACCCAACGATTTCGTCCCTACCGTCTATAACCTGATGCCTTGGACCTTTCTGGTTGATTATTTCTCCAATTTAGGGGGGATAGTCGACGCATTGTGCTTTCCGACAAGTGGCGTAAGGTGGGAGTACCAGACGATCCGCAAGAGGCAGGTCAAAGAGTCTTCGATGACTTTTGCCGGCCCTTCGGCGTCCGCTCTCATCCGACGCAACACGGAATTCACACGCACAACGCCTTCATCCACGTACTCGGAACGCGGTACGGTTGCAAGGGTCAACATTGATTATCTGCCTATCCCTCGCCTGGATTTCAAACTCCCAGGCTTGGCGAGACAGTGGGTGAACATGTCGGCCCTTATCGCAGCACGCAAGTACAAGTACTGGCCTTAACCAATCAGCTAAGGATATACCATGTTGAACGTTCCAGGCACCGTAAACGGTGTCGCAGGTGTGGCGGGTTTTACGAACCCGACCTATACCACTTCGCTTTCGTCGACCACGGTCCCCAACGGGAAAACTTACGTGGTGACAGCGAAAGGCGGTACCCAGCCGTCGGCCGTCGACGTGCATTCCGCATCACGCGGGTTCACGACGATGTGCACGAAGCCTGCTCAGGTCCGTCAGCTTCCGGCGCTTAACAGCGCAGGAGTGCTCCCTTCCGTTCCGATGAACCCGTACCACATCAGCTCCCGTAAGGGTGTGCTGGTGCTGGCGGGTCAGCCGTCGCAGTACGCCCAGATCGACACCAAGATTACGGTGCCGGCTGGCGCGGACGTGGCGGACCCTGACAATCTGGCCGCGCTGCTCGTCTATCAGGCGGGCATGCTCACGCAGATGGCTCAGGGAATCGTTGACACGATGAAGACCGGTGAAATCTAAAGGTTTCACTCAGTCACTCCGCTTGAGACTAGTCATCCACCCCTTAATAAGGTGGGCGGTCAGTTTCAGGTGGAGCGTGTCATTAACTAACACCCCGTAATGGGGTGACGGAAGAGGAGCTGCTGTAACCAGCAGGTCAATGCATATGGCTGACGTATTAACGTATCGTCAAGCTCTTTTGTCTAACCTCCTAGAGGATGTATCACCTTACATGCAAGATGATAACTTGTGTGGCAAGGATGATCCCACTTCGGATGTGAGGTCCGTCGCGTGCAAGCTACTTCTTGAGTCACTTTTCAAAAAGTGGCCTGAGGACAGCAAGCGTGCGGAGGATCGAGCTCTGTTAACGTTCCTTGAGGCTAACAGCCTGTCGGAACGGTGGGCCAAACCCCCTGAGTGCCGCATCAGCGGTGACTTCGCCGAGTTCTTCGGCGAGTTCAGAAGCGAAGTTCATAACTTCTTCCACTTCGACCCAGCGGGTAGGTACCCGATAGACCTCGATGACGGCACAATTGCCGCCTCAGGTCGTGTCGGCCCTGGTGCCGCGCGGAGGGCGAACTGTACTTCCTTTTATGGGAAGATGGCTTGCTCGCCGCTCACGGCAACATCGCTAGGCCTGTATACAATATACAGGCGCTATGTTGAGTCGGATCCACGGTGGCTAGAGATGGAAACATCTCGTGAAAGCCATTACGGATCCCTTCACATAGTGAGTGGATCTAAAGTATCTTTCGCTCCTAAAAATGCTGACATAGCTAGGTTAATATGTACGGAGCCGTCGGTGAACATGTACCTTCAGTTGGGGCTATGTGCCTTACTCGAAGATCGCATGCGCGAGATATGGAATGTCTCGCTCGACGACCAACCAGACCTTAACCGGCTTCTTGCGCGTAGGGGTTCGCTCGGAGATGGCTTTGCCACCCTCGATCTGAGCTCCGCATCAGACTCTGTTAGCGTTGCGCTGTGTAAGGAGGTACTTCCTGGCTGGGTCTACGACCTAGTCATGGAACTACGTTCTCCAACCGCAGAGGCGACAGACTATGGTCTGAACGTGAAGTTGGGTTGTATTAGCACGATGGGTAATGGTTTCACATTCCCGTTGATGACTATGCTGCTCAGCTGTGCAGTTCGCGCCGTCTATCGAGTCCTCGGTATTCCTTTACAGGAGAACCGGCGATACTCGGCAGAAGGATATAACGTCCCAGGAAACTGGGCTGTTTTCGGAGACGACATTATTGCACGCAGTGATGCGTACGATAACCTTGTCGGCTTCCTGCAGTCACTCGGCTTTCGAGTGAACGTCGCGAAGTCCTTTAACAAAGGACCATTCAGAGAATCCTGTGGGCACGATTACTTTTTAGGTAAGAGTGTGCGCGGTGTCTACCTTAAGGGGTTGACGTCGCGTCAGGATCTCTTTGTCGCCGTGAACCGACTGAACGATTGGAGCTATCGCACCGGTGTTGGCCTCCCGCGTGCGGTACAGTACCTCATGTCCCTTATTCGGGATGTGCTGTACGTACCGTATGCGGAGACCGAAGACGCCGGTGTGAAGGTTCCGTCCAGTATCTTCGCAGGGGTCAGCAATGACCGTAAGTTCGGGCCATTCAAAGCGTGCTACAAACGTAGCGTCGCCAGAGCGGAACGGATCCCTATCGGAGACGGTGCAGTGATGCACATGAGCGGTTCTAAACGGTTGAAGTTCAACGGGGCAGGTGCCTTGTTGAGTTTCCTCCTTGGTGAAGTTAGGGATGGATCGATTGTTGTTCGTGCAAACACGAACAATGGTCGGTACCAGACGCGATGGCATGTGAGCCCGAACTGGGACTACATGCCACCGTCGGCTTGGGTTAGTCCCCGAGTCGACTGGCCGCGGTGGGAAACCGCGGTTTACGACAACCTGAAAAGTTG